TGGCGGGGATTTCGACACCACAAGACCTATTGACATAACAGGGATATATATGAGAGATACTAACGGCAACGATTTGCCTGTTAATCTCATTGAATACCAACAGTACGCCGATATTATATCAAAACAAGTATCTGCCACAATAGCTCTCTCTGCCTGGTGCAATTCGGGCGCAACATCATGGGATATTAGTTTTTGGCCTATACCGGCGCAGACTTCATACCGCGCCGTAGTATGGTCATGGAAACCTTTAACTTCATTCACAGGTCTAACAGACACGGTTTCTTTGGCCCCTGGTTACGAAGATTATATTGAGTCAAATTTAGCCGTAAAGTGCTGCATTGCTTTCAATAGAAAAGTCCCCTCAGAATTGGCGGAATGGGCTTCTAAATCAAAAGGGAAGCTTAAAAAAATTAACATAAACGTGCCTGTTCTAGGTATGCCGCAGAACCTAACTAATGGTAGAGCTAGTAGCACATTCCCTATATCGCCACATATTTATACTGGTTATTAAATGAAAATACCTTTTATTGGTAGTTCTTATGTGTATAGAAGTGTCAATTTTGACTCACAAAGAGCAATAAATTTATATCCTGCAAAGTCCGAAACTGGCACAAGTAAAGATGCATTCATTATGTGCCCAACCCCAGGGAAAACAGAATATTTAACACTTCCAAAAGAATCTATACGTGGCTTTTATGTCACCTCTACAGGCAGGGCGTTTGCAGTAGCCTACAACACCTTATACGAGATATTTGACGGCAATACTTACACGCCCAGAGGGGATATATTAACGTATTCTAGTAACGTATCTATGTCAGATAATGGCCTGCAATTGATTGTAGTTGATGGTAGTTTAGACGGCTGGATATTAGATTTAGACACGGGGGTATTTTCCCAAATAGACACCGGAGGCGCTGGCGTTGGATTCCTCGGAGCCGTTACAGTATGCTTTCTAGGTGGTTATTTTGTGTGTAACGCACCAGATAGTGGAATCTATTTTATATCCGAGCTTTATGATGGTTTAACATGGGACGCTTTACAATTTGCTAACGCCGAGGGCTCTCCAGATAACCTGGTTGCGGTTGTTACAGTTCATCAACAGGTTGCGTTGCTAGGCGCAAATACTGTGCAGTTTGTTTCTAATACTGGCGCCTCCCCGTTCCCTTTAGAGAATGTACAAGGTGTTTTTATAGAGTATGGATGTGCTGCGCCGTTTTCAGTGCAGCAAATAGCCAACACTATATTATGGCTTGGTGTAGACAAATCCGGCGGTAATGTTGTTTGGATGGCTGAGGGTTATCAACCATCGAAAAAATCAACTGAGGCGATAGATTATTATTTAAGTAAATATGACACTTCAACAGCAACATCGTATTCCTATCAAGAAGATGGGCATTATTTTTACGTTCTGAATATTATTGGCGCCCCCACATCTTTGGCTTACGATATAGGCTTAGATCAGTGGCATGAACGCGGGTTCTGGAATGTTAATTCTGGAATGTACCAGGCTGACCATGCTTTATTTCATGTTTTTGCTTTCGGGAAACATCTAGTTTCAGATCATGAGACTGGCTTAATATACGAGCAATCTTTAAGTTATACGGATGACAACGGAAGTCTAATCCGAAGACAAAGAACGATGCCTTACTTTAGTGACGATTTAGAATATTTATATTTTTCGTTTTTCCAGATTGATATGCAAACTGGCGTTGGAATTAATTCAGGTAGCGATGAAAGCGTAAATCCACAGGCAGCGCTTGATTGGTCAGATGATGGTGGCCATACGTGGAGTAGTGAGCATTGGTCGCCTATGGGCAAGATCGGCGCGTACTACCAGCGCGTGTTTTGGCGTCGGTTGGGCATGACGCTCAAGCTGCGGGATAGGGTCTATGAAGTGTCTGGCACCGATCCTGTAAAGGTCGCCATTATGGGCGCTGAATTGATTCTGAGCCCGACCAATGCCTGAACAACTTAATATAACAAACCTACCTTCGTCGCGGGTCGAGTTTATCGACCCTCGCACGGGGTTGATGTCGCGTGAGTGGTATCGGTTCTTTTTGAACATATTTACTTTGGTTGGCGGTGGCAACAACCAGACATCTTTGGATGACTTGCAACTTGCGCCTCCACCAACACCTGCAATTGCGGGCGGTGGCTCAGGCACGGTCACATCGGTCGATGTGTCGGGCGGCACCACAGGTTTGACCGCCAGCGGTGGCCCAATCACCACCACCGGCACCATTACCCTTGGTGGCACCTTGGCGATTGGCAGTGGCGGCACAGGCTCCACATCAGCGGGCGGCGCGCCATTTGCGCTCAAAGGTGCCAACACCGACATCACATCGGTCACGCTGACCAGCGGCACGATCACCACCGCACCCACATCAAGCAACGATATTGCCAACAAGTCTTACGTTGACAGTCTTGCTACTGGCATCAATTTCCATGCTGCATGTAACTACGCAACCACGGCAGCTTTGGCGGCCAATACGTACAACAACGGCACTGGCGGCGTAGGCGCAACTTTGACGGCCAACGCCAACGGCACACTGACTATTGACGGCTACACGTTTCTTGCAGGCGATGTTGGCAAGCGCATACTGGTTAAAGATGAATCTGCAGGTGCAAACAACGGTGCGTACACGTTGACCCAAGCAGGTACTGCATCACTACCTTACATTCTGACCAGAGCAACTGACTTTGATACCGCCGGTTCTGGTGTTGACCAAATTGACCAAGGCGATTTCTTTCTTGTCATATCAGGCACAGACAACGCCAACACTTCTTGGGTGCAACAGACTCCGTTGCCAATCACAGTCGGCACCACTGCGCTGGTGTTCATTGAGTTTGCTGCGGTGCAAACATACACTGCTGGTACAGGGTTATCCCTAATTACCAACCAGTTTTCGATTACAAATATCGGCACGGCGGGCACCTACGGCTCGGCCACACAAACGCCGGTATTGACCACCAACGCGCAGGGTCAGGTCACAGGGGTTACCAACACCACGATCACGCCTGCGGTAGGCTCAATCACAGGTTTGGCCACGGGCGTAGCAACTTTCTTGGCCACGCCGTCCAGCGCCAATTTGGCAGCGGCAATGACGGATGAAACCGGCACCGGCGCATTGGTGTTTGCCACTTCACCCAGCTTGGTGACGCCGATCCTTGGTGTTCCGCAATCAGGTGACTTTAGCATCGGCACGTTCACTTGGCCAACCTTTAACCAGAACACCACCGGCACCGCGTCCAACGTTACAGGCATTGTGGCCGTGGCCAACGGCGGTACAGGCACGGCCACACCCGCGCTGGTAGCAGGCACCAACGTCAGCATCACAGGCACTTGGCCAAACCAGACGATCAACTCCAGCAACCCTGGTGGCACGGTCACTTCGGTAGACGCAACCGTACCTTCATTTTTATCGGTTACCGGCGGGCCAATTACGACATCGGGCACCTTGGCCATCACCTACTCAGGAACGGCTTTGCCTATCCTTAACGGTGGCACTGGCCAAACAACCGCTGGCGCAGCGTTTAACGCCTTGTCGCCCATCACCAGCACGGGCGACCTGATCATTGGCAATGGCGCTAACAGTGCCACAAGGCTGGCCATTGGGGCCAACAACTATGTTCTGACGTCCAACGGCACCACGGCGGTTTGGGCGGTGGCCAGCGGTAGTGGGGCGACAATCAGCAACGACACGACCACGGCCACCAACATCTACCCTTTGCTTGCCGCCGCTACCAGCGGCTCGTTGGCCACGGCGTATACCAGTGACGCCAAGTTGCTGTACAAGCCTTCTACAGGCGAATTCTTGTCCCAGCAATTTAATGCGGGCAACGGAATTTACGTCAACAGCAAAACCGTTTCAACGAGTTACACTATAGCCACTGGAAATTCAGGCATGTCGGCTGGGCCGATCACCATTGCTAGCGGTCAGACTGTGACGATTGCGTCAGGTTCTCGCTGGGTTGTTTTGTAAAAGGTGCTTCAATGACTGTAACCGCCAA